TGGTTTCAAATGGCGACAGGTCAATCCCCGCCGCCTTCACGGCCTTCTTATTCAAGGAGGCGCGTCCGGGGGAGAAGGACAGCAAACATTCAATATTGCCGACCACTCCCTTTTTCATGTTGCGAGCCTTCATCTCATTTTTGATGTCTTCCTTGATGCCATCCTGCTCGTCCTTCAAGGTGTCGACTTGATCCTTGATGGCCATATAGCGGATGGCGGAGGCGTCCATATTACTACCACGGTTGGCTCGGCGCGTGCCGGAGGTCTCGATGTCTACTCCACAGACGCGCGCGAATGGACACATCGTTTTGCACTCTTTGCCCCCGTCCCTTTTCCCCTCGCGGTCGAGGTTCCCGACATCCTTTGTACGGAAAATTTTTGACGCGCGCTTAGCCATCTGATCGAGGATGGCCGTGTTGCGAGAGACTGGGAACTCCTCGATGTCAAAATAATTTGAGGCGTCCATATAAACCAAGACGCCGCGCAGAGTGACGCCATCGGGCCGGTCTATGTTCTGATCGATCAGCTCCATCCCGATCTCAAGCTGCGCGACGTGCTGTGCCTTGGGCAGCTTTGATTTATTAGTACGGGGGTCGATTGTTTTGAACTCCGTAACGACCCACTCTTTGTCGTACTGAAGAATGCCGTCGGGCGTCGCGCTGATCTTGCGCGTTTCATCTGTCCACGTCTCTTGATCCTTACCCGCGTAGGCCAGCGGTGCGTTCGCTGCGATCAGGCTCTCGACCAAAAACTTTTCACCGTGACTACCCCGGCGGGCATAGCCCCATTCCTGTGGCTCAGCGGATGCAGGCTGGTGCTTGCTGTACCACTGCTTGCGGATACAGCCCATCGCCTCCGAGGCGTTGAGGTATTTTCTCCGCACGTCCTCGTCGAACTTTCCCTCTTCCAAAATGCCACTGCCCATAACAACTAGGTTTTTAATGTTCATCACGATGCACTCCGATCTTTGATCCAATACAGACGGCCCAATAGACGTTTGTATTTTGAATTAGCAAACTCAAAGGCTTCCTGACAGGCTTTGTCTAGATGCTTTTGAGAAAGGGGGTCGAGCACGGGAACGGGGTTGAGATCGCGCTCCAGCGCCTGGACGAGAAGTTTCTTGTTACGCTCCAGCTCGACTTGCAGCTCATAGATTTGATCTTGCAGCTCTTGTTTAGTGCTCATGCTGCAGCCCCCTCTAATGTCTCCAGATAATCGATTATGGCCCAGCCGGTCAGACAGAATGTGGGCAGCTCGTACACCTCCCCAGTGGTTTTGTTTTTATACGGTCGTGATCCAGTAGGGATCGATGTTATTTTACCCGACTCGCATAGCCGGCGCAGTGTGGAGCTGTTCATACCCAAAGCCTGTGCAGCTTCCCCTAATTTATATAAAGGCTTAAACACAACCATATTCAGAAGCATCTCCTCTCTAGAGATTTCCGGTTGTTTGTAAGCAGCCCGTTTTAAAATATCGGCCGCAGGCACGCCCTGAACATGGACAATGTTGTACAGGGGCTTTTCAGACTGGATAGCGTTCCTCTCCGCTGATAATGCCTCTTCCCTGCACGAATAATTCTCCAATGTCACACGGGTTATGTCTTTGTACCAATGCGAGACCTTGCTGTGCTGGGACAGCCGATACAATGCGTGGTATGAGATACCTACATACAGCAGCCTACCCGCGTCATCCCAGTGCCGGTAAAGCTGGGTGAAGCCTTCCTGTGTGGTGCTCATGCTGCAGCTCCCTGATCCATCATGGTCTTGTGGCCGCGTGCCTTGGTCGCGAGGATGCGCCTGACGGCCTCTTCCAATCTTGTGTCGGCCTCGAAGACGTCGACGTGAACGTGGTTTGCTTGGCCGAGGCGATGGCATCGGGCGTAGAATTGATCTTGCTCGGCGGGGCTGAACGTCGTCTCCACGCAAACGATATGAGATCCGCCTTGCAGGTTGATGGCGACGCCCATCGCCTGGATCTGCCCGATCAGTATGTCGAGGGTTCCGTTCTGGAAACTCTCTATGTAGACGTCGCGCGTGTTGCTGTTTGTCCGACCATCAATAACGCCGACGTTCACTATGCCTTTAGCAAACAGCGCGTCGTGCAGCACGTCGATGACGTCGTGATGAACAGCACCGACGAGTATGGGTTTGATGCCCGCCTCAATCCGGTCGACGATCTCAGCGACAGAGTGCTTCACCTTGGCCACGCCAAGTTTACGGCGGAGGGTCGAAATGTGCTCCTCCTTATTCGCGATGTCTTGCTGTAGTTGAGACATTGTCTGTTTCTCTACGGCCTTGAGAAGTTGACGCAGCTCGGGGTCCATATCCAAACCGACCTTTAGATGGTTGATGGTGATGGGCGGCATGGCCTCCCAAACTTCTTTCAGCTCACGCCGGACGGCTAAGCCGCGATCAAAAATAAAGCTATTCAACTCTTCGAGGTTGCGGTTACCAACGACGACCTCGGTGGGGAAGCGTTGGGACGCGGAAAATTTTTTCTTCTGCGTGACGCAGTAGCGCAAACGGAAGCGCGCCATATCAACCTTGCCGATCTGCTCTTTGAGACCGGAGTTGTCCGCGCGCGCCAGGAAACCAAACAGGTCGTCCGAATATCTCGTTGATGGCGTGCCGGTCAGGCACCATGTGTGATCAACACTCTCGCACAAACCGTGCCGACCGATGATCGCCTTGGTCCGCTTACTGGAAATTGTTTTGAGGGCGTGGCTCTCGTCGCAAATCAGAACCTTGGCGCCCAGTGCTTTCAACTCATCCCGGCGCTTGGTCGCGATCTGATAAGACATGATAAAAAAGTTCGCGTCTTCTAGGGTCACCACACCACTCCTCACAATCTGAGCAGTACTGTCGGGGAAGAACTCCAGCGCCTCTTCTTTCCACATGTTGAGCGAGATTGGCGGGCCAACAACGATAACGCGAAGTTTGTGAAAAGAACCACTGAGGTGCGAGCGAACAACTTTTGCCAACGCCTCTTTCGGGTTCTTTGCTCGATGGGGGGCCGTCGCTCTGATGACCAACCGAATGGCTTCGAGAGCGCTAAGGGTCTTGCCGCTGCCCATGCCCGAGAAGTTCCCGGCAAAAGATTTGCTGGCAAGAAACTCGGCATCTTCGATTTGATGCGGGAGCAGTTGCTTCATTTTCTTAACCTCCTGAACATAGCCTGAGTGAAAGTAACGGCTATCTACGCCTACCGACTGATTCGTTTTGCGGCCCGTCGCCAGCTACATCCCATACTTGCCCATGCTACTCCCCCTCAATGCAATGTTGCCTTCGGGGATACGTTCCCATGGAGCGGTCTACTGGTTCCGCGTACATCACTGACTACTAATGAATCTTATCAGGGCTTTTAATGCTTTCCGACAACAGTGTCGGTAGTCACAACCTGCGCTTGATAGCTTGCGCCCGAAGCAGTTCAATCCATTTTTGCGCCATGCTTTGCGCGTCCGCTCTCCCTCAGTTTCCAACTCCTTCCGTTACTTTTCAGATACTGATTTACGCGCTGTCGTCGCGGATGTCAAGCGCGATGCTTTCCATCATAATTTCGATGTTGGCATCCGTCATATTTTCGCTGCTGGTGAGATGATCTAAGCCGCAGTGGCGACAGCGAAGATGAATGTGGATACCCCGGAACCCTAGGGGCTCCAGCGGGCCGTTGCAGGCGACGCAATTCATTAGGCGGCTTCCTTCTCTTCTTCTACGACGGGTTGTTGTGCGTCCAGAAAATCGACGACTTCCTGGGCCTTGCTGAACGCCTTGCGCAGCGCTGTCTTGTCGCCCTTCAAAACGTCGAGCCAGCTCTTTAAGTAGGATGCATGATCTTCACGCGGCTCGACTTCGAGGCCGAGGCGCCCTGCAATCAGGGCGGCACTGCACTCGGCGACCAGCTCTTCACGGGCGTAGTCTTTCGTGCCGTTTGCATTCTTGATGTTACGATCCAAGCGGCTCTTATACCCAGTCCAGTGGGCGTGCTCATGGATTGAAGTCCCGGCATAGGACACATAGTTGTCGAAGTCGTCTACTTCAGGGAGTTGAATGCGATCCTCTGAGGGGATGTAGAAAGCGCGGCCTCCACCATGACGCACGTCGGCACTGATGTTGGAGAGGTAGGCTTCGACGGCTGCGTCACGCTCAACCTCGGTACGCTCTACAGGTTGTGGATTGTACTTCTCTGGAAGGCCGCCGCACTGGCTGACGTTGAACACGGAGTAGAACTTGATCAGGGGGATGGTCTTGTCGTCCCCAGTGACCTTGTCTTTGATTTTGAGCTGTTTGAAAAAGTAGACGTGTGTGCCTCCCTCACCGGGGAGGACGCCTTTACCCTCCTCCTTGATCCACTTACCCTTGCTGTCTTTTTTGAGCCCGGCCAGCTCGGCGGCTTTATTGTAGGTGACCCAGTAGGGATTACTGTAGCCAGACAGGCTTAACAGGAACTGGTTGTAGCCACGATAGGGTACGCCGTTCTCGCGGAGAGCCAAGCCTCCGCCGCCTACCCATGATTTGCGCCAAGGGGCCACACCCTCTTCAAGCTGGGCGATAATTTTATTGGTGATCTCTTGCTCGATGTCGCGTTTGGTTTTCATCATATCTCTCCTTAAAGGGTTACGCTTTGAGGGGGAACATGGACAAAGTCACTATCCACTGCGCGATTGCCTGGAAACTCCCAGACGTGGGTGACGGGGTCATTGGTCTCGACGACACGGGTCTCGGTGACGGCTAACCAGCGACCGGCGAGGTGATCGACGTTGCCCTGCGCCTCCGCTTCGGTGGAGAAGCGCAGGGCGTTGCCGTAGAACTTGGGGTCGCTTCCAGTGCGAACCTCGGGCGAAAAAGATGTGGTCATTCGGGGTTCCTTTCAGAGATAAAACCATCATCCAAATCCAAGCCCAGATCATTGGCCACTTTGATAGCTTCTAAAACGCCGTACTGCCACGGTGGGCTGGGGTCTAAAAACGAGTGCAGATCTCCGTTTATTTTTGTAACTGCTACTGGCCATGTGCCGACAAT